AGTTACTATGTGAATGCTCCTATGACACCGTTTAAAACGGGCGACTTTGCGCATATTGCTACCACTTTTTTGGAATCGAAGCGACGGGGGCGCAGGGATCTGCGAGCGTTTTTTTACGAGTACATGCCGGAGCGCGTCGAGGATGAGGAAAAAGGCGCGGTGTCAGAAAATGACATATACGAGATCCAACGTCGCAACATTTATGGGCGTGGCGAAGTGCCCATGTCAGACGCAGTTTTGGTTTTGCTGGTAGACACCCAGGATCGTTTTTTCGTTTACTCACTATGGGCGTTGGACAAAACTCAGCAAGCATTGATTGACCACGGCATCGAGCAGGACAAGCAAAGGCTGGTAGACCTGAGGAAGCACACTTACAAGACAACGACCGGCAAAGAATTGCGCATTACGTGCGGGATGATTGACACTGGAGGCCATAGAACACACGAAATCTATACTTTTTGCGCTCGAAACAAATGGATGATGGCTATAAAAGGTGACAATGGACAATCGACAACCCGAGTTCATCCGGTAAAAATGAGCAATATAGAGGGGTTGCGGCTTCGACTGCTCCACCCTACATACTTTCGAGACGAACTTTCGCACGCTATGCAAGGGACTTCGGGCATAGAATTGATGTTTCACAGCGATATTGACGAGGATTATGTGCGACAAATCACCGGGGAAGTGTGGACAATCGACGAGAAGCCCGACAGATACGGCCAAAGGCGCGGGCGGTACAAGAAAATCCGCACTAATGACTATTACGACGTTGCGCATTATGCATTCGCGGCGCGTTTTGTGTGTCAGCACCTTGTAATCAGGCTTGGGGTTGACCAAGTAGAGCAGACGGCGGTGATGTATGCAGAGGATGCCGTTGTGACACATCCCCCCGCAAAGCCAGATGCGAATAAGCCGACGAAGCGGCGGGGCATAAGGTACGCCTAAATCTCGCCGCGCTTAACTCGAAAAAATAATTCTATTTTATCCTTTACAAAGTATCCGACATTTGTATTCTGAATGCAAACCGGCAAGCGTCTAGCGTTTACGGTAAACGTGAATGCTTACACGGTTTACAGCGGTGATATATGACAGAAGAGGACATCAAAGAGGAGCTTGGCTGGATAAAATCGGCCAAAGAGTCCATATATAAAACTGGTAGCTCATACTCTCGAAGCGGACTGCAACTGTCCAGGGCGAATCTCAACGACCTGAATGCGCGTGATAAAGAATTGCGGGGAATGCTCGCACAGCTAAACAAGTCCAACGGCTTTTATTTTGATCACGGGGGCGGCTAATGGCAAAACGCAGAACAGCAACTGAGAGACTTGCCGAAGAGAAGGCAAAAACAGATATCTCTGCAATGCGGCTGAGGCGCAAGCGTGACCAGAAGCACATTCAGTATTTGAATAAGAATTTGAAGATAACGAAGGACCGGAAGACGGGCGTTAGAACCCCGGACGATCCTTCCCGTGACTACAACAACACCGACCGGAACGCAACACTTGCACTTTCACGGCAATTTGTTGAAGAGAATCCACTCGCCTATGCACTGCTTTTGACGAATCTTAATTTCGTAGTCGGTGGCGGTTTCAAACTTTCCGTGCAGACCGAAGATAAAGACCTGAACCGTGAAATAGAAAAACGATTCAACAGGGATAGTCAGGATTTCGATATCAGAGGTCTGCGGGATTTTCATGGCTTACTCAGAATGTGGCAGGCTCGCAAAGCGGTAGATGGTGACGTTTTTATAAATCCAATGCCGACGGATGACAGCCTAAAGATTGCCACATATGAGGGCGATAGATGTTACAAAAAGGATGATCGCAATTCTTGCGGCATTGATTACAGTTCGAAAACGGGTGCCCCTGCCAAATATCATTTTGGACCATACACCACCAGCAAGACGGAAAAGAACGCATCATATTTCACCAAGCCCTCGAAGGACATTATCCCATTTTTCCATTTTCCTCAAGAGCGCACAAGCCGACGGCGCGGAGTTGGCTACTACCTGCAACTGCTTAACCTATTGCGCGACATTGACGAAAACATGGGCAGCATGGATATGAAGTTGAAGGGTGAAGCATTCATGGGGATCATGTTCACACGCGAAAATATGGGCACGGCACTTTTCGAAACCGACTATGAAGACGAAGAAACTAATAGGCCGTTGGTCAAGCTGAGCCATGGGCTAAACCTCGAAATGCTCCCCGGCGAAAAGGCCGAACTCCTCGAAAGCAAAAACCCACACGGAAATTATGTTGACTATCTACGCTTTAGAATGCGCATGGCTGGGCTTCCATTCGGTGCGCCTCTTGAGTTCGTTTTTATGGACACGAAGGAAACGAATTACTCCGGGATGCAAGTTCTTGGCCAGCTCTTCAAAAAAACACTTGTTCCTCAGCAGGACGCCTTGAAAAATATTTGCTCAAAGGTGTTCAAGGCGTGGCTTAATGCGGCTGGCCTTTATACGGATGACATATTTTATTCACACGAATGGTCTGCGCCGTCCGTTGGCCTTCTGAACATTTTGACCGAAGCGAACGCGCTTGAAAAACTAATCGGACTCAAGGTGTTTAGTCGGCAGGATGCCCTTGATTATATGGGTTCCCCGAAGGACACGGACGACCTGTTTACCGACATAGCCGATGAGCAAAAGCATATGGACGAATTAGGTATCACATACGCGCTAGGAGATCCGGGCGCAATCATCGCCAATGTTGACGAAAATGACCAAACGTCTACACAGGAGTAATTATGGAAAAAACGAAAATGAAGAATATTCCGGTTGGCGCATTTGTGCAAGTTGCAACCGCCATACAAGCAAAGGAGTCTTCTGACGGGAATTATAGTTTCACCGTGCAAGCCTTGGGCGGTGAGGTCATAGACCATTGGTGGTTTGGCCGCATTATTCAAGATATTTCTGGCATGACAATGGCACAAGATCGAATCCCTCTTGACTATAATCACAACCCTGACGAGATCATAGGATATGCCGAATTGCAGAGTACTGACGACGTTCTGAGGCTTAATGCGACGATAGTGCCATTCGAGAGCGACAGAGGTGCAGAGATCGTCCACAAGCACAACCAAGGAGTTCCATATCAAGCCTCTATTGATTATGTTCCGACAAAGCCCGATGAAATCCTTTTCGAAGAAATTGCAGAAGGACAGATGACACAGGTAAATGGAAAAGAGTTTGAAGGTCCGTTAACCGTAGTCAGAAAATTCGTTTTGCACGGCCTTGCAATTTGCCCGCATGGTGCGGACAGCGACACGAGCTTGAACGCTCAGCAGTCGAGAAACAAAAAAGAAACTATGGAGGTTTCCGTAATGGAAAACACCAAAGAAGAAAAAGAAGTACAGAAGACAGAAAGTACTCCTATTGATTCGCGTTCTGAGTTCAAGCAGTTTGTGGCTGACTTTGGCGTGGAAAAAGCTGGCGTATATTTTGAGCAGGGGCTTTCTCGCGAAGCCGCTAGCAAGCAATATTTGGCTGATATGAAGTCAGAGCTTGATGCTGAAAAACAGGCGCGTGCCGTTGCTGAGTCAAAGCTGGTTGAAGCTGAAACCGCAAAGGCAAAACAGTCTACACAGGCCGACGGTCACTTTGACGGCGACGGCGAAGCAACACAAAAATTCACGCGTCAAAGCATCGCCAAGATGAGTTTGAAAGAATACGAGCAGAACCGGGATGAAATTCTGGACGCATGTAACAGAGGAGAAGTGAAATAATGAAAAAGGTATTGATCGCATTATTGATTGCGTTGGTTGCGAGCGTTTCCGCGTTGGCGATTGGCCTAACGCCAATGAATGGCAATTGGGTAAAATTCGAGCAAGGAACTGAAACGGTGGCGAATGCCGAAGAGGTGACGTATGAAAATCCGTTGATGGTTTTGACCTCATCCGGTTTGGCCGATGGGTTTACAAATACCGTAACGCTTGCCGATCCTGTAGAGGTTGGCGTAGTCCTTACTGTTTACGTTGCTCCTGCCAGTTCAAATCTGGTGGGCATTGCTGACAGTGGGAATTGCAACCTGAGTGCCGCTTTTGCAGGCGACGACGACGACACCTTGACGCTGATTTCTACGGCAACCAATGAGTGGTCCGAAGTTTCGCGCTCTGCTAACTAAAAACGGAGATTAGAAAATGAGAATGACAAATATTGTTCCAGAAGTATGGTCCAACGAAATGACCTTGCTACTTGAAAAAGCACTGGTAGCGGCGCAGATTGCAAATCGTTCCGTAGCCGGTGAAGTGAGCGGCAAGGGCGATACCTTGCACATCATCGGCCAAGGCGATGTAAGCGTGGATGATTATCCTGATTACGGCGGCATCACATATGATGACACTACCGATACGGATACCGAACTGGTTATCAACATTGATAAGTATTTCGGACTGAAATTTGAAGACAAAGCCAACATTCAGGCGGCGTTTGACTTCAAAGATCCGTATGTGACTCGTGCAGTATACAAGCTGAAAGATGCTATTGACACGCAGACTCTTGCTGAGTATGAAAGCGCAGGTATCGTCTACGATGAAGGCGGTACGGATTGGCAATTCACCAAGGACACTGTGGCCGAAGTTCCGGCATTCTTCGCAGGTCTTCACAAAGAGTTCGACGAAGCCAATGCTTCCACAATCGGACGCTATTTGATTGCGCCTCCTACGGCAATCGAAGCATTCCGCTTGTATTTCGCTTTGCGCGGAACCTCACTCGGAGACACCGTTCTGATGAATGGTTTTGTCCATAACGTGATGGGCATAGACGTGTATATGTCCAACAACTGCACGGCAGCAAGTACGACCGTTCATGGGTTGGCGGGCGTTAAAGGTGATTCAATCGCCTACGCTCAGCAGATTGATCCCGACAGCATCGAAAATCTTCGCTCAGAAGGCCGTTTTGCTGATTTGGTTCGTGGCCGCGTTCTGGCCGGGATCAAGACTTACCGCTCCGCTACGCTGGTCGATGTTGAATTCAACGCCACCACCATAGCAACATAACACCACACCAAGGATATGGGCGGTGAGGTGCCCTTTCCCCCTCACCGCCTTGTCTATTATGGCAATTGACACAAGTATACTAGAGCAAGACCTGATCGCCGTAATAGGTGATCTATCCGTCACGATGACCTTCAAAGGATCGTCAATTATCGGAATGGTCGGTGCCGTGTCAAACAGCGAGGAGTCCGGCATACTCGGAATCGCACAGGGTAGCGGCGTCGAATTTTCGTCATGCACAAGCAGATTCGCGACGACGCCAAAGCCAAAAGACACATGCACAATCGACGGCATAAACTACAAGGTTGACGGCGTTCAGGTATCAGCCGATGGAATACAGACTATACTCACACTAACAAAAGAAACGGCGAGCGTGAACATATGAGCCAAATTCATAAAACACCATTCTACGTCCAGCACGCAATCCGATCATATATTGATTCTAATAAGTCCTTTTCGTGCCAAATGGTCGAGGGCTTAACGTTCGAAGAAATCGAGCTTCCGTTGATTGCCGTGGTGGTAACTTCGCAAGAATCCCTGTCTGCGGGAAACGGGCCGACCGGGAACAAGGTGCCGTCGGTTTCGATTGTTTTGCAGACCAGCTACACGATGACCGAGGAACAACACTGGGATTTGTGGTCCGAAATAGAGGACATGTTTGCCGCGCCACGCGCAACGGTATTGGCGAATCTCAACGACTGCACCAGCAAGCTAGGATTTAATAACATGGAAATCGAGTCCATGATAAACGTGATTGACGACGAGGTGCGCAAGACTCGTTTAGACATGAACTTTTTGACTTATCTGAAACAATAAAGGGAGAAATACAATGGCGGCAGGTGATGCAGTACAGGTAGGCGAAGTATACTTGATAGGTATCGGAAACGCCATATACGAAACCCACACAATAAAGGCACTGACATACTCAAAAGACGGCACAACGATCATTCACACGGATATCCGTGGCGCGACTGATAGCATCCTCACGATGAACCCGATGGACGTGCTACAAATCACGGTTGATATCGTGGGTGCAGCAACAGACTTTGCCCCCCCGGTTAAAAATTCGCTGATTTCCATGAAAGGCCCGGACGACGATTATCCAACGGGATGGCGCGTTGAGGGGTCCGCGGCAGGCAGTGAGGGTATTGCACAATGGACCCTTACCTTGACGGCAGAGGATTCAATGGGCGCAGAGTTTAACGACGACACCCAAACCAAAACAGACGACTGGGATATTTCGGACGATGCCGACCACGCAGAAACGCTCACGGCAAATGGAGCAACGGACATTGCCGCAGTATATGGCAATGGCACGCTGATGACAGAAGCAACGGCCTGGAGCTATGTTTCTGCAACCAAGATTTTGACAATAGAATCAACGTATATCGGCACCATTCTTGAAGATCCAGCCGATG